CCTAGCAGATAAACTGGCACTAGGCCACATAGGTATCTGTATACCAGAAGGAGTTGTAACCATCGGACCTAATAGACCACTTCCTTGTCTATTAGCTTCTGAGATAATTTCTTTAAATTTCATAAGATCATTGAATAATAATCTATTTATTAAAAGTGAGCTAGAGCTCACTTGCATTTCGCTACGCTCAATGCTTTTTTCTAGAAGTAATTGTGCGAAGCACTTAATATATTATCCAGATCGTTCAGTCACACTTTGCCCAGGCCGGGCAAAGAAGTGTACATTATCCGAGTCGAACATGTGTCACCTAGCGTTACTGCATTACAGTGGCGGTCGTCCGGTACCACGAGCAGAGTCTTTATTACGACGGCGGTCTACTTGCATACGCTAACATGCCAGTAAACGTGGGTTTTTCTCCCTCATTTCGCCTATTATTCTAAAACAACCAAACAGCAAGGGCTTTGCTATCCTCATCCTTTCGGGTAGTGGTTGAGTACTCTGGCGGCTAGAGATTTCCGTCCCTCTTATTATCGAGTTGGCGTGGGCACACGACTTTAGCTTGTGCTTGCTTATACCGCTTATGAGCCTATGATTTTAATATATGTGAGCCATGTACACGGACTGAGATCTGTCCGTTATAGTAATCTTTTGATTCTAGAACTTTGTGTGTAAATTGTTCTCTGGCCTCTATGTAAGAACATTCTGCTTTACTTTTACAGTAAAACATTATCTCTCGTTTGAAATTTTCTTTGCCTAGTGTCTCTATGTCTTTGCTTAATTCTATATTCGAACCGTAATAATCTCTCCAATCGGAGTCAATTTTGCTTCGAATTTTCTTTTTCTTTTTACTTCCGTTTTTTAATTTTACTGTTTTATATGTTGTTTTACTAAATTTGGCTAATTTTTTGCCTATATATTTTCTGCCTGTGGTAAGATTTGTAATTAGATATACAAACCCAACGCAATCTTCGGGCAGCGATTCAACGATTTCATTTTGGAAGTACCATGTCATGGCACTTAGTTATCATTGCTGCCTTCCGTCTTCTGCCTCTTTTGAGCCTGTCTTCTTGCTTCTTTTTCTGCTAGTTCTGCCTCTTTAATCCTTGCCCACTCACGTACAATTACACGCTGATCTGAGCATAGTTCTCTAATTCTACTTAGACTTTGCCGTAGTTGTATAGAAGACCGTTTGGTCCTTTCTACTTCCCACTTTTGGTTTGCTTCGAAATAAGTTCGAAACGCACTCATTATATCATCATGCTTGCTGCTCATCTAATACTTCAAGGTCGTTATCATAACTAGTAAACCCGTTTTCTTTAATTACTTTAAGAACGTTGTTTACTCTACCAATTAATTCATCTTTGTGACTGATCAAATATATGTTTTTGTTGCGTTCACGTGCCATTTTCTTTAGTACAGCCAATGCACTTTCAACGCCACTGGCATCTAAACCGTTGTCAATAAGCTCATCAATAAACAACAAATTAATATTTTGATATAGACTTTCCCATACATCACGGAAACTCCAGCTTAGTCCTAGAATCAAACGATTACGTTCACCGCGTGACAAGTTGTCAAAGTCTAAATCTTGTCCAAGCTGTGTAATTTCTACAGTAAGATCATTTAGGAATGTTACAGTGTGCGGTAGTCCCATTTTGTCAAGATAGTAAGTCAGCCTATTGTTTAAGTAGGCCAAATTCTGATCAATAATTTTTTTACGGATAAAACTGTCTTTGCTGGTCAGCAATTTTAACAGAAATTCTTGATGCTCTTTAAGATCATTCAAATCATTTACCTTATCCCAACTAATTTCTTGTAGAGCAGTTTCACTTAGTTCATCAATTTGCTCTTGATAAGGATCTTGATCTGATTCTCTAGCAGTTATCTGTTGTTCGAGATTTTGAATTGTATTTCTATGATTGATAGCATCTTCTTCACGACTGTAAAACACTGTAGGTTGAACACCTAGTTCTCCTAGAGCATTAAGCGCATCTGTATTCTCCATCCACTGACCGTTAGTGGCCAACGCCTGTAGTGCTGCTTCTCGCAATGCTGTTTGCTTTTCTGCTAGCACTTGCTCGTGCTTTGCATCATGCATGTCTTGACCGCAGGCATAGCATTTATGATTTTCTAATTCTGCAATCTCTTTCTTTAATTTTTCAATTTGTTTAGTTTCTTTTGCTTCGTCTGCAACACAGCGAGCAATAAGTTTGTTAAGTTCGTCAATGGCTTTACGCTTTTGATTATACTCAGTTAAGTCTTTATGCGCTTGTAGTTCTGCAATAATATCTAATTGATTTAATTCAGACCACTGTAGAGCTAGAGCCTCAACATCTTCCTGGCGTTTCTTCAACCACATGTCTTGTCTGCGTTTTAATCCTGCAATACCTTCTTCAATTTTTTCGTTGGCTTTTTTTGTAGCTTCTATCTGAGCAGTTTCTTGAATTATATCGTCTTTAGTGATGCGAATAAGTTCTTTAAGAGCTTCTGCCTTCTCTGAAAGTAGAGTAATGCCCAGTAACTGTTCAATAATTTCACGCTGTTCTCCCGCCTTCATAGATAAAAACGGTTCTGTATAGGTGTTTAATGCAACAACGTGTTTGAACATGTCGTGGCTCATGCCTAGGATATCATCAAGATCCTTTTGTGTTTCTCGCATGTCGCCCTGTGCATCATCTGTTTCTTCGTTGGCCTGTTCTTGATCGTTGACAAAAAATCTTAGAACATTGGGCTTGCGGCCACGTTCAATACGATATTCTTGTCCGTCTTTTTCAAATGTCAGCGTGACCAACATATTTTTAACGTTGATCTTATTGATCAAGTTATCTTTTTTGATGTTAGTTAACGCTTGACCAAAGAGTGCAAAGCTCAAAGCATTGATAATTGTAGTTTTACCTGTACCGTTGCGGCTTCCGCTGTCGTCTCCACCCTGATCTAAGTTCTCACCTAGTACAAGAGTCATCTGTTCTCGACAAAAGTTCACTGCTTGAGTCTGGTTACCCACACTCATAAAGTTCTTTACGGTTAAATCTTTAATGCGAATCATAGGCTATTGTAAATTGCCAATAGTGTATTGGCTTTAAATTGTTCACTTTGTATGTTAATAATCTGTTTACTAACAATTTCGTCGACGCTTTCAAAGGCTTGTATGTCAATATTAGTGTTAACTTCGACATCTTTCTTTGCAGGAACTAGAGTCAATTCACGAATATCATAGTCTTTCATAAAAGTTTCTTTGATAAAACTTGCTTCTTCGTAGCTAATGTCAATGTCTAAGGTTACTCTAAAGTGCATTTTAGATTTGATTACTTTATCTGCACCATCGATCAGTTCGCTAAGTTTAATAGTTCTAAACTTGGGCTGGTCATCCCATGTGTGATATTCTGGCTGCTTGCCCCACTCTAATATCATCATGCCACGTTCGTCGTCCCATGCATCTGCATAGTTGTGCGGAAAAGCATTACCAATATAGATAACATTTTCTCTTTGCTGGCGTTTATGGAAGTGCCCACTAAAGCCTAGCTCAAAGTTTTTAAAATGTTTGAGCTGTATTTCACCGTGATCTGGCATTTGTACCATGGCATTCATATAGAACAAGGGCAATTCAAAGTGTCCAAAGCAATATCTTGCCTTTGACTTTTCTACTTTGCGCCATTCATCCCCTACTAGCCACGGACAAAGTAGAACATCGCCCATCGTTGTAGGTTCGTGAACAACAGTAACACCGGGAATATATTTGCCAAACTCAACTGAATGAATATCACGTTTGTCTTTATAGTATAAATCATGATTGCCAGGAAAAAAATAAAATTGATCAAACGCCTTACCTAGCTTTTCCAAAGCCCTAAGGCTATAGTCCATAGTAGTGATATTAAGACTATTTCGATTGTGATGCCAATCGCCCATAAAAATTCCAGTGTCACAACCTTCATCTTTAGCTTTTGCTATGTACCAATCAACAAAATCTAAACAATCTTGATTGTGTGTATGGCTATTACTTTTAAGACCAAAGTGTATGTCTGTAAAACAGGCAATTTTTTTAAATAAACTCATTCAGTACCTTCGTTAAATCTACTTAGACCAGCTTCGTACTCTCCACTGTTAGTTCTAGAGTAGCTAGGATTCATACCGTTAATTTCTAATATGTCGTCTCTAATGCCTTGATTACGTTTTTCTATGTTAATAATTCTTACAAAACTGTTAGTAACTGCCGCAGTGTAGTAGGCAAACGGGTTATCTGACTTTGATTCATCAAATTGTAGACCGATCTGTGTTAACTGTAGAATAGCCTGTCCCCGCATTTCATCATTATAGGTGTAGCCTCTAACATTACCTCGGGTAGCATAGCGTTCGCAGAGTTTGATAAACATACGTGCTAGAGTATTTGTTATCTGACCGTGGTCTTTATTAAAAGATCCTGTGTCAACATCGCCCTTCCAATGACTTTTACCCACACAAACTAGCTCATCTTCTTCATTAAATTTCCAATGTTGGTATGGAGGAAAGTTAACTTTATCACGCCCGTCTGCTACGGTCTTTGGATTACGCTTTCTAACATTGTTTAATGGTATATGATCAAAGGTCATAATTCTAAACACAACGTCTGTTTTGGCAATCTTCTTATAGTCAACTTCGCAGTCTGCTTGTTTGACTTTCTCGCCAGCAGATTTTCTTCGATCATACTCTTGATGTCCAAGTCGTTTGGCTCTTGCTCGTTTTGCTTCCGCTATAGTACGTATATTGATCTTATCTACACTGGGCAGTATAAGATCGTAGCGACTGTATTCTGGCTTTGTATAGCTTGAATACGTATTTTTTGAGCGGTGTATTTCTTCTAATATATCTTTATTGTTTAAGTAATTGACTTTAGTCATTCTATGGGATCCTTATGTAGAATTATAAACTACTCTGATAATTTTGTCAAATAAATAGAGTATAGGAGATACTCAAATGGCAAATTTTGATTTAGGCGCGGGCATAAACACCATCATAGGAAGATCACAATCTAATGGGTCGAATGCACAAGCGGCCTTTGGCCAACTAGGCACCAGTTCTAATGTAGGCATGCAACTTAGTTCTGCACTTAGTAATTTAGCTAATCCAGCCAATTTAATCAGCAAAATTCGAAGTGTTAATCTTCCTGCTGGCGGAAACGTTATAGGAAAAATTACAGGAGCATCGGCTATGTTTGGCGGATCCGATGCGAATAGTGATTGGCGTGTTAGACTAAGTGTACCAGGCGGAACAATTTTTGATTCTAGTGCAGTGTTTGCACCATTGAAAGCCGCAGGAGGCCTTGTATTTCCTTATACTCCTCAAATTACTCTAGGATCAACGGCTAGATATGCCGGACTAGATCCAGTACATAATAACTATCCATTTCAAACATATCAAAGCAGTCAACCAGATGCAATATCAATAATAGCTCCTATGAATGTTGAAGATGCTGTACAGGCACAATACTGGATAGCTGCATTACATTTTTTAAGATCAGTTACAAAAATGTTCAGCGGAGAATCTAGCCCAGCGGGCAATCCTCCTCCTATACTGTCTTTAAATGGTTATGGTGAATATGTGTTTAAAAATGTTCCGGTAGTTGTTACTAATTTTCAAGTTTCATTAGATGCCGGGTCTGATTATATTTCTACAATATCAAGTGCATCTGGTGCCGGCGGACAGCTTAGTAATCTAATAAGCAATATACCAGGGGCACAGAATTTAAGTGCAGCTATTGGAGCAGGATCTAGCTTTTTAAATGCTGCACTTTCTTCTAATGGCGGCGCTCAAGGCGGTAGTCATGTACCAACTAAAAGTAGTTTTACTATTAGCCTACAGCCTATCTATAGTAGAGAAAGTGTTAGAACATTTAGCCTACAAAAATTTGTCAATGGAGATTACATGACAAGTTCGGGATCGGGATACGTATAATGGCCAAATACACAGCAAAAAGTCCTTGGTTTAACACCAAAGTTAAAGATGATTATTTAGATATTTTATCTATACGAACAGTTTCCGCAGAGCCTGACGATTTTTTATACACCATAGAAGCCCAGTACACCTATCGTCCAGACCTGTTAGCATATGATCTATATGGTGATTCTGCTCTTTGGTGGGTTTTCATCCAACGAAATTTAGATGTCCTCCAAGATCCAGTATTTGATTTTATCCCTGGCACACAAATTTATATTCCTAAAGGTAATAGTTTGAAAACAATTTTAGGATTATAATATATGCCATTTGATCTAAAAGAGACAGCCACTAATCTAGTCACTAAAGCTACTAATAAACTTAATAGCGCTGGACTAGCTAAAGACCTAGCAGCTAATTTTCCTCAATCTACAGCGCAACTTCAAGTTGCTGCTAATAAATTGCCAGGACAAGTTTCTAATTTTATAAAAGATCCTCTTGGAGCTTTCAATGTTGATATTAGTAAGTTATTAAAAGCACCTTCTATGAGAGCTGCCACTACTTCAGTAGATGCTCTTCCTCCGTATCCTAATGTGCTTAATGTTTTTGCTAGTTACACTTATATTTTTACGCTGTCAACTCTTAGTGACGAAGAAATAAATTTTCCTGATTCAACCTATAGAGCCACTGGACCTAAAACAATCATTTGTAAGAGTGCCAATGGAGATCCATATAATAGAATACAAACAGAGTATGGACAGTTTGACTTTTTTATAGATAATTTTAACATGGATAGTATCTATGGGTGGGACAAGACTACTCAAAATACCAGTGCTACTACTATGTCATTTGAAGTAACAGAGCCTTATTCAATGGGAATGTTTATTCAATCCATTGCAGTTGCTTGTGAACGTTCTGGTCATAATGGATATAATGAAGCACCTTTCTTATTAACAATAGAATTTAAAGGGTTTACAGAACAAAACGAAGTAATTGATCTTCCTCAATTTAAAAAATTTATTCCTTTTAAATTTCAAACCATAGACATGCATGTCACGGGCAAAGGATCTACATATAAAATTGAAGCTATAGCTTGGAATGATGGTGCTCATTCTGATAGATACACTAAATTAAAATCAGATGTTAGCATAAGCGGAAAAACAGTTCAAGAAGTTTTACAAACTGGCGAAAATAGTCTACAGAAAGTTCTCAACGATTTTCAACAACTTCAAGTTAAAGATGGTACAATCAATGTAGCAGATCAAATTGTAATTTTATTTCCTATGGAAATTGCCAGCTCGTCTTCTACATCTAATTCTGGACCTAATCAGAAAGAAAATACCGCTACTGCTACAGCCAATCCTAGTAACACTGCAAATAACAATACACTGTTTCAAAAATTAGGTGTTGTAGAAACAAATATTGGTACAGTAACTAATCTTGTTCAAGATCCTAATAACTGTAATGCTATTGGTGCCAGTAGTATGGGCTATAGTATTGTTAAAAAAGGAGACGCACCGTATCCTAAAGAAGAGCAAGTATACGACGAAGAAACAGATACTTGGATAGCTCAGCCTATAGATATTAATACTGGAAATCTTCAGTTTAAGCAGAGCGGTGATATTATTAATGCAATCAATCAAGTTATTCTACAAAGTGACTATGCAAGACAAGCACTTAAAAAAGAACAAATTGATGATAATGGAATGATTCCTTGGTGGCGTATCGATACTGAATTTTATCAAATACCCAGCGAAGAAAATTATACCAAGACTGGCACTAAGCCAAGACTTGTAGTCTACAGAGTTGTACCTTATAGAGTACATTCTGGCAAGTTTATGCCTCCAAATACACCTGCGCCTGGATTCGATAACCTTAAAAGACAAGCCATTAAAGAGTACAATTACATCTATACAGGAAAAAATTTAGACATACTAGACTTTAATATAGAAATCAAAAGCGGATTTTATTCAAAATTTACTGCTACTAATAACAATCAAAGTCAAGACGTAAAAGAACAAGCAAACAATAGTACTGTAGATGGAGAAAATGTAGAAAGTCCGCCACTTGAAGGACAGAAAAATCCGATAGTAGGCAGTACTGGTCTAAAAGTTCTGCCTGTAAGCACAGGAACTAGTACTGATAGACAAGGTGGAGGCGGTGCTGAAACTATTGAAACTAGGGTTGCTAGACAGTTCTATGAAGCAGTTACAGAAGGTGCTGACATGCTCACTGTAGATCTTAAAATTATAGGAGATCCGTATTATATTGGAGATAGTGGATTAGGAAATTATAGTTCTCCATCTAACACAGGATTCATTAATTTAAATGACACCGGATCTATTGATTATCAAACCAGTGAAGTTGATATTGTTGTTAATTTTAGAACTCCTATTGACATAAATCAAAGCACAGGTATGTATGATTTTGCAGATTCAAAAACACTTATTAATTATTCTGGTTTATTTAAAATCAACACTATAAGTCATTCGTTCAGTAAGGGACAATTTATTCAAACACTACATTTAAACAGAAGAGGCATGCAAGAAGCCTACGAGAAAAATAAAGCTGATTATGCTACTAAATTTCCAGGCGCTGAAATCCAAGCAGATCCTGAAACAACAGATTCGCCAACACCTGGACCTTCAACTAATGCTGCAAGTCTAAGAGCAAATATAAATGCAGCAGGTTCAGAAACGGGCACAACTACTGTTGACAACAGCACTAATAGATCATACCAAGGCGTTCCTGGCGGCGACCGAGGAACAAGAGGCGGCGCATAATGGCACAAGAAATTAGATCAACGCAACAACCTACACCACAACCTGGACCATTTTTAGCTAAAGTTGTCAGCCATCTTGATCCAAATTATATGGGCGGGTTGCAAGTGGAACTATTGAGACCTGTTGGTAATGAAAGCGGAGCAGAAGGTAACTTATTTCAAGTAAAGTATATGAGTCCTTTTGCTGGTCAAACCAGCGTAGACTACACAAGTAATAATAATGATTATAATGGCACACAAAAAAGTTACGGTATGTGGTTTATACCACCTGACGTTGGCTCTACAGTAGTTGTAATTTTCATTGATGGCGATCCTAAACGTGGATTCTGGATCGGCTGCATATCAGACAACGACCAAAACTTTATGGTTCCGGGTGTTGCTGCTACAAAATATAATGTTGAAGGTACTTATACTAGATCACCTGTAGCAGAATACAATAAAAAACTTGCAGGAACTGCTGAATTAGACACAACAAAAATTAAAAAACCTCAACATCCTCTTGCAGAAAAATTGAATACTCAAGGATTAATCAATGATGACATAAGAGGTATTACTACTAGTAGTGCTCGTAGAGAAACACCAAGTTCTGTATTTGGCATAAGCACTCCAGGACCAATAGATAAACGGTCTGGTGCACCTAAAGGTAAAGTTGGAAAACTTAACAAGCAAGTCAATGCTTTTATTAGTAGGCTTGGGGGAACTACATTTGTTATGGACGACGGAGATGACAAATTCCTTCGTAAAAAATCAGCTAAAGAAGGCCCTCCAGAATATGCTAGTATTGCTAACAAAGAAACTACAGGACAACCTGACATTCCACACAACGAACTTGTAAGAATTCGTACTCGTACAGGACATCAAATTCTTTTACACAACAGTGAAGATTTGATTTATATCGGCAATGCTAGCGGAACTAGTTGGATAGAATTATCTAGTAATGGTAAGATTGATATCTATGCTGAGGACAGCATAAGTGTGCATACTAAACAAGATATTAATTTTAGAGCTGATAGAGACATAAACTTAGAAGCAGTGCGTAATATTAACATTAAGTCTGGAGGTAAAACTCGCATGGAATCTGTGGCTAACACAGAGATTTATGTAGGAGCCAACGGAAAAATTACGTGTAAAGCAGGGTTTGATCTTAATACTACTGGCGCAAATAAATTTACAGCCAGTGCAAATACTAATATTAAGAGTGGAGAACAACACATTGAATCGGCTAGTCAGATTCATATGAATGGTCCGTCGGCCGCTACAGCAGCTTCTTTGACAGAAATGACCACTTTTAAATTACCAGATGAAAAAGATGCTCAAACTTATACCAGCATAATGAAACGTATACCAACACATGAACCTTGGCCGCATCATGAAAATCTAGATCCTGCAAAATTTACAGCAGAGAAAACTAGCAGAGAAAATACTTCAGTGATTGAAACTCCCACAGCATGGAAAAAGTACACTACAACCACTGATACTTTTGAAAAAATTAAACCGCCAACTACTAGATAAGGATTAAATTATGACTACAAACGCTAACTTATATGAAAAAATTGTGTTAATTCCACCTTACCAAGAGACTGAATTACCAGGGACTCAAACATACAAGGGGTTTAGTACAATCAGTTCTGCTAGCGAAAATTTTTCTTTGTTCGATCTTGAGTTGATCAAACAAGATTTACTAAATCATTTCCATGTTCGCCAAGGCGAAAGACTAATGAATCCTACATTTGGCACAGTTATATGGGACGCACTATTTGAACCTTTAACTGAAGATTTAAAACAAGTTATAACAAAGAACGTCACTGATATTATTAATTACGACCCTAGAATAAAAGCTGATCAAGTCATAGTTACTGCTTACGAAAGCGGCATACAAATTGAATGTGTACTAACATACTTGCCCTATAATATTAGTCAAAGTATGAGGCTCTCTTTTGATCAAAGCAACGGATTGTTAGCAGAGTAAAATACGTAGTTAATGATAACCGATAAATATTAAAAACAGGAAAAAGTATGTCATCAACAGATAGACAAAATAGATTATTAGTAGCAGAAGATTGGAAAAAAGTATACCAATCTTTCCGCAATGCTGACTTCCAAAGTTACGACTTTGAGAATCTACGTAGGACAATGATCTCCTACATTCGTCAAAATTACCCAGAAGACTACAACGACTACATTGAATCAAGCGAATACCTTGCCCTTATTGACCTTATTGCGTTCTTGGGCCAAAGCATAGCTTTCCGTGTTGACTTAAATGCTCGTGAAAACTTCTTAGAGCTTGCAGAACGTCGAGAAAGTGTTCTAAGACTAGCACGCCTACTCAGTTATAATGCCAAGCGCAACCAACCTGCAAACGGTCTATTAAAGTTTGCCAGCGTAAGAACTACTCAAGCAATTATAGATAGCAACGGCCGTAATATCGCAGGGCAACTTGTAGTATGGAATGATCCTGCTAACAGTAATTGGTACGATCAGTTTATTAAAATTGTCAATGCGTCACTACCGCAATCTAATCAATACGGGAGCCCAGAAGCGAAAGATACAATTTATGGCATACCGACAGAGCAATATCGTATTCAAGGTGTTAATACTGATGTACCTGTATACGCTTTTAACAAAGCAATTGACGGTAGGACTATGAGCTTTGAGTTAGTATCTACAGTGTTTTCTGGAGAAGATTATATCTATGAAGAAACACCGCGAGTAGGAAATCACCTAGCATTTTTGTATAGAGATGATGGCCGAGGCGCAGCGAGTCCTAACTCGGGATTCTTTTTACATTTCCGTCAAGGAACATTAAATCAAGGTACTTTTAGTATTACTCAGCCTAATAATAACGAGTCAATTGATATTGATGGTATTAATATTAATGATACAGATGTTTGGTTACATCGTTTAGATAAAAATGGTCTTGAAGCAGAAGAATGGGCTAAAGTACCAAGTTTCGAAGGTAACAATGTTATCTATAACAGTCTAAAGAAAAACATAAAAAATATTTATGGAGTAGTTAGTAGAGTAGGTGACCGTGTAAGTCTAGTGTTCAGTGACGGAACGTTTGGAAATTTACCTTTAGGTTCTTTTAGGACCTATTATAGAACTAGTAACGGATTAACTTACACAATTAATCCTAAGGACATGAAAGGTATCAGTGTAGATATTCCTTATGTGTCTAATGTAGGACAACGTGAAACACTTACAATTACTTTAAATCTTCAAACTACTGTTAATAATTCTACAGCAACAGAAAGTAATGACAATATTAAGGCTAATGCGCCTGCTACATATTATACTCAAAATAGAATGATTACAGGTGAAGACTATAATATAAGTCCACTAAGTGTTAATCAAGATGTTGTTAAAATTAAAGCTGTGAATAGAACTAGCAGTGGTATTAGTAGATATTTTGATTTAAAAGATCCTACTGGAAAGTATAGTTCTACAAATTTATTTGCAGATGATGGTGTAATTTACAAACAGAATTATACAGAATCTTTTAGTTTTAGCTATTTGTCAAGAACAGATATTGAAGGCATCGTCTATAATCAAATTATAGAATCTTTAAAAAATAAAAATTTAAGAAATTTCTACTATGAGAAATATTCAGTATTGCCGTATGACAATTTAAACATCTTATGGCATAGAGTTACAAAAGAAACAAATGATTCTACAGGATATTTTGAGTCTGCAGATGATCAGTCAAAGTATAAACTGGGATCTTATACAACTAGTAATCTAAAGTATATTCAAGTTGGTACTCTTATAAAATTTGTTGCTCCAACAGGAAAGTATTTTCAAACTAAAAATAATAATGAGTTAGACATTATACCTAACACTGGGATACCATTAAACGGTTCTACTTCAATATGGGCATCTGTAGTTTCAATTACAGGTGACGGAACTGCAAATAATACTGGAGTTGTAGCCTCAACAGGACTTGGACCTGTTGTTTTAAATCAAGTTGTACCCGGAGATCCGTTAAACGGTCTTGCAGCTCGTGTAAGTCAAGTAATACCAAAGTGGAGAACCGTAATTGATTCTAATGTAATTCTTACAATGGTAGATTTAATTTTTGCTAATAAACCATTTGGTTTAAGATATGCAATAGATACAGCATCATGGGAAATTATTTTTGAAACTAATTTAGATTCTAAGTCAGAATTCAGCCTTGGTAAACAAGGTGATAATACTAATCAAAATTTAGATTCTAGTTGGTTATTACTGTTTACTACTGACACTGAAAAATACACAGTTACCAGTAGATTAATGCGTTATATATTTGAAAGTGAAAATAAAATTCGTTTCTATTTTGATAGCACTGATAAAGTCTATGACGGCACTTCAAATTTAATAGTTAAAGATAAAATTAATGTTTTAAATATTAATACTAAGCCAGCTGATACTAATCCGTTAAGTTTAGACGTAACATGGGAAATCAACGACGACTATAAAGGGCTTGATGGATATAAAGATACTAAAAAAATTGAAATAGTTTTTGCTGACTCAAACGATGACGGTATTGTTGATCGTCCAGATTTGTTTTTAACATTAGTAGCACCTCCTGCAATTACAGTTACTGATGCTGAAATTTTAAAATCAAAATATATTATCCAAGAAAAATATACAATAGAACAAGGTCAAGAAGATTATAGATATGTAGATAATAGCGGAAGTATTGTAACTGTTTTAAGATCTGAACCCAACGCTTTCAATATTGAAAAAACTGATGGACAATATTTTTATTTTATTGATACAGATGTTGTTAAGAAATATAGTCTTACAACAGGAACGTTTATAGTATCTTTAGATTATAAAGCCTTTTTAGGTAGAGATAAAATTAAATTTCAATATGTACATAGTGCAGATTATGAATCAAGGATTGATCCTGGATTAAGCAATATTATAGATATATTTGTTTTAAGTAAAACTTATGACATACAATTTAGACAATGGATAGCAGGTAGTAGAGACTATGAACCTTTACCTCCTAGCTCAGATAGTTTATATCAAACACTCGCACCAAAACTTAATTTAATTAAATCTATTAGCGATGAAATTATCTACCATCCTGTAAGATATAAAGTTTTGTTTGGACCATCTGCATCTCAAGATCTACAGGCTGTATTCAAAGTTGTTAAAAATTCAGCACAAGTATCAAGCGATAATGAAATTAAGGCTAACGTGTTAGCTGCGATTAATGAATTTTTTGCCTTAGAAAATTGGGACTTTGGAGACAAATTCTATTTTTCAGAAATGTCGACGTATGTCATGAACAGACTAGCACCATTAATTACTAATTTTATTATTGTACCAAAGTCAAGCAACTTAACATTTGGTAGTTTATTTGAAATATCATCTGAGTCTGATCAGTTGTTTATAAATGGTGCTTCGGTAGATGACATTGAAATTATTACAAATATTACATCTAGCACTATAAAGGCATCTGGAGGCATTGTAATTGATCCTACAGCATTACTACAACAAAATATCACTAGCGCATAAGCGGAGAATAAATGAGTAACAATCAATCAGAAAACCCAGTTCCAATCTCAGGAAACAGAAAAAGAAAAAATTCTGAACTATTACCTAGATATTATAGAACTGATTCTAACAAAAAATTCATCCAAGCAACCATTGACCAGCTCACACAGCCTGGCGCCGTTAAAAAATTAACAGGATTTATTGGCAGACGAAATGCCAAGTCGTCTACTACTAATGATATTTTTATTGAAGCTGCTAATATACAACGTCAAAATTATCAATTAGAACCTAGCATGGTTTCAAAAGACACACTTGACAATGTAAATTTTTATAAAGATTACATCGATTATATAAATCAACTAAGCGTATTTGGAGCCGATGTATCTAATCATGAGCGTCTTAATAGACAAGAATTGTATTCGTGGAATCCACATATTGATTGGGATAAGTTTGTCAACTTTCAACAATACTATTGGCTACCATACGGTCCTCCAGTTATTAATGTCTACGGGCTTCAACAAAAAATTGAAAGTACATATACTGTAAACATCGACGATGCAGGTGGATATAAAGAATACATACTCACACCAAATGGATTGAATAGGAATCCAGCAGTAAAACTCTACAGAGGTCAGACTTACCATTTTGAAATAAACAGTCCTGGAGAACCTTTTAGTATTAAAACAGAACGTTCTGCTGGAGTAGATAATAGATATAACTGGGGTAATGACACTGTTTATGCAGTTGAATCTGGGACTCTAACTTTTAAAGTTCCTGAAAAAGCTCCTAATGTTCTTTATTATGTCAGTGAAAATGATCCTAATTTAGGAGGAATTTTTAAAATATACGACATTAAAGAAAACACTGCCATTGATGTTGAAAATGAAATTGTAGGCAAAAAAACTTTTAAACTAGCTGATGGAACAAAATTAAGCAACGGAATGAAGTTACGATTCAAAGGTAACGTTACTCCTGAACAGTATAAGACTGGACTCTATTATGTTGAAGGTGTTGGAAAGAAAATACAACTAATTTTAGAAAATGATCTAGAACTTATTAGTACCACTACAGATAGTTTTGAAGTACCGTTTGATGATTCGCCTTTTGATCAACAGTCTTTTGATATTGCAACAACCTTTAGTACATCTAAAGATTATATTGTGGTCAATAGAGGAAGCAAAGATAGAAATCCATGGGCAAGAAATAACAGATGGTATCATAAAAATGTTATAGAAACAAGCTATGCCGTCAACGGACAAATAGCAAGTTTAGATCAAGATGCTCGTGCTGTTCGTCCAATTATTGAATTTGAAGCAGGAATAAAATTATATAATTTTGGATTAGAAGCTACAGTTGATGTTGATCTTATAGATACTTTCACGACAGATGTATTTTCGAATGTTGAAGGACAACCTGGATATGTAGTCGATGGCATTAATCTAGCTCAAGGCCAACGAGTATTATTTTTAGCAGATACTGATATTCTTGTAAAAAACAAAATTTATAGAGTAGAATTTATTAGAGTAACACCTCCTGGTGAATCATTACAACGCCAGATACATCTAGTAGAAGACTCTACTCCAATAGAAAACCAATCCGTATTAATTAAGTACGGGGTTCAAAATCAAGGAATGACCTATTATTATAATGGTTCTACTTGGGTCAAAGGACAACAAAAAACAAGTGTTAATCAACCTCCTTTATTTGATGTAGTTGACGAAAATGGTTATAGCTATGGCGATATTACAATCTATGATGGTACAAGTTTCACCGGAACAAAACTGTTTTCATACAAAATTGGTAAGGGTACTAACGATAGCAAATTAGGATTTCCTTTATCATATAAGAATATTAATAATATTGGTGATATTGTTTTTAATTTTAATTTATTAAGTGACACGTTTGTCTATAAACGAGTAATTGATGTTAAAACACAGTCGATCTCTGTTGGAAAATTAGTTAAATTTGACAGTCTAACTGACATTTCTTATGTGTCGGGCTGGGAACGTAGTAGCGTTACTCGCTATCAACCTATTGTAAGAATTTATAGGGATCCTGAAAAAACAAATAATTTTGATATTGACGTCTACGATAATATTAATGATCTTGTTGACCTTGAAGTTCGTGTTTATATTAACGGCAAGAGATTAGATCAAAAATATTGGGAAATAAAAGATGGTATTAGATTCAAATATGTTTATTTTAAAATAGACAGCATAAATGCTGCAGGTATTAATTATCAAACAACTGATGTTATAACATTAAAAACTTTTGCAGCACAAGCTAAAAATTCAAATGGATATTATGAATTACCAGTTAATCTTCAAAATAATCCAATGAATGAAAATCCTCTTGAATTTACATTAGGAGAAGTAATCGATCATGTAGATTCAATTATAGATAATTTAGATACATTTGACGGAGAGTATCTTGGTGCTAGCAATCTAAGAGATCTAGGAAATGTCAGTCCTTACGGCACAAGATTTGTACAGCATGAAGGTGCATTACCTTTAGCCTTGTACCATCTTACAAATAAATCAAATAACATTATCAAAGCTCTAGAACAAGCAAGAGATGATTATGGTTCATTTAAAAGAACATTTATAAATTTAGCAGAAAATTTAGGAATTGATGCAGACACAGTAGAATTTGTTGATTTAATTCTAAATGAAATTAATAAAAATAAACCTAAAACATCATCATATTATTTTAGTGATATGATTCCTAACGGCTCAGCAACAACCACAAAAATAACTGTAGTTGATTATAGAACAAAAACTTATCCGTTAACAAATTCTTTTAATTTAAATGAACTGTCTTCAAAAGCAGTTTTAGTTTATATTAATAATAATCAAATTTTACATGAAATTGATTATACATTTAATCCTGACGGGTTTATTGTGTTAACCGACCGTGCAGAAGTATCTAACGATGACATCATCACCATAGTAGAATATGAAAGTACTGATGGTAGTTTTGTGCCAGCAACACCAACAAAATTAGGAATGTGGCCAAAATTTGAACCTAAGAAATATCTTGATAACAGTTTCCTAACACCTAGATATGTTATTCAAGGCCACGACGGCAGTGTAGTTCTAGCATATGAAGATTATAGAGATGACCTTCTTTTAGAATTAGAAAAAAGAATTTTTAATAACATTAAAGTGTCTTACAATCCTGATATTTTTGATGTTAATGAACTTATACCTCGTTACAGTCAAAATAACGACTATTCTTTAGACGAATTTAATAAAATACTAGCCCCTTCTTTTTATCAATGGACTAGTTTGATTAATAGGGATTTTACAAAACCTTTATCTTATGATCAATATAATAGTCTGACTTTTAATTATAGAGGACTACCCGCTCCTGATGGCAGACCTTTGCCTGGATACTGGAGAGGCATTTATCGCTGGATGTACGATACAGACCGTCCTAACATCTGTCCTTGGGAAATGTTAGGATTTAGTGTAATGCCATATTGGTGGATTGATCAATATGGTGCAGCACCCTATACTTCAGACAATAAAGTTATGTGGCAAGATATTTCTGAAGGTATTATTAAAGTTCCAGGTCAACCAATTTATAGAAATCCTAAATATGTTAAACCTTATCTGATGGACCATTTACCTGTTGATCAAGATGGTAAAATTGTTAGCCCTGCAGAAAATACTTTAACCAGTGGAGTTATAACTGAAATAACAGGCCAAGATTTTATTTTTGGTGATGTTAGTCCTGTTGAAAGTGCATGGCGTAGAAGTGCATACTATCCTTTTAGTGTAATTTCTACACTAATATTGATGTATCCTGCTAGAACAATAGGCTTATTATTTGATCGTTCTAGAATTTATCGCGATGCATCCGATCAAATTGTTTATAAAGAAACAAAATTAAGACTTCGTTTGAAAGATATTGTAACACCTAGCATTTATACTGATACTCAGCGAGTGCAGACTGCAGGACTTGTGAATTATGTTGTTGACTATATTCAACACGATAATCAAAAATCTCTTAACGAATACAAGTATGATCTATTTTATAGCTCAATGCAGTTATCATATCGTGTAAGCGGATTCACAGAAAAAGAAAGATTTAATTTATTATTAGATTCTAAGAGTCCCACAGCAATTGGAGGAATTTATGTACCTCAAGAAAATTATTCAGTAATTTTAAATTCTTCTAGTCCTATTAAAAAATTAGTTTATAGTGGTGTTATAGTAACACGATTGTCTACAGGATATGAAGTAAAAGGCTATAGTAAATCTAGTCCTTATTTTTATTATTATGGATGGACAGCTCCTGGCTATAGTATAAATGTAGGAGGTATAAGTGAATCGTTTGTTGAATGGTCACCAAATCAATTATATCCTAGTGGTAAAACAGTCAAGTATGGTACTAGGTATTATAAAGTTAAAGCGACTCATACCTCTAGCAATACCTTTGATTTATCTTATTACATGACATTAAACGGTTTACCGATTAATGGTGGTAGGGATGCCTTTATTAGAACTGCATGGGATAGAACTGAGCCTATTACTGTAGCCTATGGAACAAAATTTAAAACAATTCAAGAAGTAGTAGACTTTTTAGTAGGCTATGGAGAATATCTAAAAGATCAAGGATTTGTTTTTGACGATTTTAATAATAATTTAGGTGAAGTTACTAATTGGGTAACCAGTGCAAAAGAATTTTTGTTCTGGACTACACAAAATTGGTCAACTGGCGAAGACAAATGGAAAGATTGGTTACCGAGTGATAGTTACCAAGTGGGAGAAATTGTAAAGTTTAATGGAGATTATTACAAGGCCGATGTATTTGTAGAGCCTGGAGATATATTTGTAGAAAATGATTGGACGAAATTAGACGGTTTATCAACCGTAGGTGCGAGTGTGTTGGCAGTTAGTCCGTCTGCTAATGTTATAACTATCTCTTCTGAATTATCAGTTGTTGACGATATAAAAGATCAATTTAATGTATACGAATTTTTTAAAGTTGACGGCACTAAAATAGATGAAGACTTAATAAATTCTTATAGAGAAGACAATGAATTTTCATATTCTACAACTTCTGATGGAATATACGGAGCAGTATTTTATTTTGTACAAAAAGAACATATTTTATTATTAGATAATAAAACTCTATTCAATGATACTTTATATGATCCAACTACAGGTTATAGGCAAGAAAAAATAAAAGTCTTGGGTTATGTATCAACAGGTTGGAACGGCGGATTTAATGTTCCCGGTTTTATATATGATCAAGCGGTAATAAAAGATTGGGAACCATGGATAGATTATAATCTAGGAGACACTGTAAAGTACAAAGAATTTTATTATAGTGCAGCCGGTAAATTAGTTGGAACATCAGAGTTTATTAGCAATGAATGGATTAAGTTACCTAATAAACCAACTTCAAGATTATTACCTAACTGGTCGTATAAAGCTGAACAGTTTACTGATTTTTATAGCCTAGACAGTGACAACTTTGACCTAGGGCAACAAAAAATTGCTCAACATTTAATTGGTTATCAAAAGAGACAATATCTTGAAAATATTATAAAAGATGATATTAGCGAGTATAAATTTTATCAAGGTATGATTATAGAAAAAGGCACTCAAAATGTTTTGAATAAACTGTTTGATGTGTTAAGTGCTGACGATCGAGAAAGTCTAACCTTTTTTGAAGAGTGGGCAATCAGAGTAGGCCAATACGGTTCGATTAATGCATTTGAAGAAATAGAATTTGAACTAGACGAAAGTCTGTTTAAAAATAATCCTCAGGCTATTGAACTAGTTAATACTGTAGATCCTGGTTTAGTAGATTTTGTTATTAGACAAACACCTAATGATATCTACTTAAAACCTTTAGCATACAATTCAAATCCTTGGCCTGTTAATAATAATTTTAGTCCTTATTTAAGAACACCTGGATATGTCAGAGCAGACGAAGTAGCTGCTAATGTAGATACACTGGCAGATCTGTTATCTTATGATATTACTAAGTTTACTGTGGGCGATTATGTATGGACTACTTTTGAGTTACCACCAACCTACTGGAACATTTATAGGATCACTGACACTGGAAGCAGTGTAAGTTTATTGGAATATGAAGAAACAACACTTTCAATAACAGTTGACACTGTGAATTATTTAGAAGTAGGCGACTACTTAGGACTCACTGGCATTGACAAGGTTCAAGGATTCTATAAGATTGATAATATTGACGGAACTCTTATTACAGTCACTGCAACTATCGACAATTTTCCACAGTCTATAACTTATGAAGATATTTCTTTGTATTATTTTGACAGTCAAAAAATTGAAAATATTGATGACATAGATTTAGAACTTCCTAAAAAAATCAAAGACAAAGAGTTGCTATGGGTAAACAACAACGGAAAAAATAAATGGTCTGTCTATGAATATAACACAGTCTATTCTTACACCAATATTCCTAACAAGTACCCTTCATCAGATCTAAAATTTGGAAATGAATTAGCAATTGATTCTTTAGCATCTACTCTTGTAGTGTCGACAAATAAAGACAGTGTGATAATTTATGATCGTTTTGGATATAGTGCTCCTTGGTCAAGAAGTCAGACACTTAATCTTACATTTAATTTTACTGATGCAGATATTGCATTCTGGCATGACACTTCTGCTGGATCATTTGGAAAAACTGTAGCTATATCTAAAGATAAAAACTGGCTAGCAGTTGGTTCTCCTTTGTCATCTAATGTATTATCTTTAGTAGGAGAATACAAAGCATCGCCTGACATTATAAAATCATCTATCTTATGGCAAATTGGAAGATCGGCAGACGATAATCGTTATGTAAGATCAAAACAAGTAGATGATTATACTGTACACTATTATAAAACAGTGCCTCATGTTGTGGCCACAGTTGTTTCTACAGATAGTGCTTCTGCAAAAATAACATTGACAAATACTGCAGGTATGAAAGTCGGAATGCCAGTTGTGTTTGATGGTAATGCTTTTGGAAATATTGTATCAAATGTAGGGCCATATTATGTTAAATCAATTGATATAGACGGTTATAGAATTACTATTAGCAAAACTGCTAATATCTATGCTAGTAATGTAGAAGCAAGTGTAGGTACTGCCTTGGCACTATCTACTGCAAAATTTAATTCTTCTTATCAAGGATTTTATCAAACAAATATTACCTATGTACTTAATGATATCGTTATGTACGACCATATACTGTATAAATGTACAACTACATCTTCTACACAAGGTGATTTTATTTTAGCTGAATGGGTAGAGTATTCTATACCTTCTAGCACATTAACTGCCACAGTTGGAAATTTAACCACTAATGCTACAGCTACATCTCCTCAAATTGACGGGGTTGATAGGGGGTATATAACTGTTGATACAACCAAAGGTATGGTTGTAGGAATGAAAGTTAGATTCATTGGTTCTGTATTTGGAGGACTATCTACTGCTCAAAACTATTATGTAAAGTCTATTAAAAACAATACAGTATTTACAGTAAGTGAAACTTTAGTAACATCGCCGACAGTTGATATAACTGGAGTAGCAGGCAATACTTGGGGTATTCCTAATAATCCAGGCGATCCATATGAAATGATAGAAGCAACTGGAAAAGTGACAGTATTGTTAAACAGTGCTTTCTCTTCAATAGTTCCGGAACATACAACTAGTACAGGATATAACTCAACAGCCTATAAGATGTATGGTAATAATTCATTACAGTATATAGGTAAAACTAGTAACCTAACTAACCAAGGGATGGTATGTTTATACAATCGTAAATCATCAAATCAATATGATTTATACAGGGTTATATTATCTTCTAGTGCAACAGATAATGAAAAATTTGGATCAACTGTTGAATTTGCAGATGATAATAAACTTTTTATCTCAACACAGTCTGCAGACTTTTCTGCAAAACTATACCAATATGATTATACTATTGTAGATGATATCTTACAATGGAACACAGGAAATCTAGTAACTTCATCAGTCGCTGGCACGTATTTTGGCAAGACAATTAAAGCATCAAATGACGGCTCTACTATAGCAGTCACCTCATATGGTACTAACAGTGTTACGGTCTTAGGGAGTAACGGTCTAGTTATTGATACAATTAATCCCGGAGTCACTAGTGCAGATTATAGTTTATCTGTTTCTAAAGACGGCACTTACATTGCTATAGGTAATAGAACCACTAATACCAATCAAGGTAATGTAAAAATTTATAAACTATCCGGCGCAGAATACATACTGTATCAAACAATTACTAGCAGATTACCAGAAGGATCTGAAGGATACGGAACTCAAGTATCGTTTATGAACAATGACGAAACACTTGTAATTTCTAGCGCCAACGGAGACAGCATAAAAGATGATGGTTCAATCGTAACTGATTCTGGAAGAATTGATGTTTATGACAGATACTCAACCAAATGGGTTTTTGCAGAAAATTTAAAAACTGAAAATGTCGACGGAGATGACTATGGTTTACATTTAGTTGCCGCTAATAATATTATTATCGCCAGCGCTATAAATGCAGTAGATGCTACATATACCTCAGGTAAATTATATTCTTATACCAAATCACCAAATACATATTCATGGTCTGCATTACGTACAGAAGCTGATAAAATTGACATTAACAAAATTAAACAAATATTTTTGTATAATAAAAAGACACAACAGTTAGTTTCTTACTTAGATATTATTGATCCTATACAAGGAAAAATTGCAGGTATTGCAGATCAAGAAATTAAGTACAAAACATATTATGATCCTGCAATTTATACAGTAGGAACCGAAACGTTAAATGTTGATAACGGACAAGCCTGGACATCTTCTAATGTTGGTACTCTATGGTGGAACATGTCTAAAGCTAAGTTTTTAGACAGTTATAACGGTGATAGTGTATATAAGAATTCTACTTGGAATACATTGTATGAAACAGCTAGTATAGACATATACGAATGGGTATCATCTAGTCTGTTACCTGAAGATTGGGATGCTATCGCAGATACTATAGAAGGGTTTACTGCTAATATAAGTGGTACAAGTTTATATGGAAATTCTGCTTACAGCATTAAACAGACATATGATACTGTTTCTAAGAGTTTTAGAAATACTTACTACTTCTGGGTAAAAAATAAAACTATAATACCAGAAGTTAAAGGAAGAAAACTATCTGCAAAGGATGTAGCAGACCTTATAGCCGATCCTAAAAATTATGGTTACAAATACATTGCGTTCACAGGAACTAATACGTTTAGTTTAGTAAATGTTGCAAACTTGTTAGAGCATACTGATGTAAATCTTTACATTGAATACTGGACCATTGATGACACTGACATTAATAGTCATCATCAATGGAAGTTAATTAGTAATGATACAAATACAAATTTACCTATTACTATTGAGCGTAAACTTATTGATAGCCTTTGTGGAAAAGACAGTAAAGGTAGACGAGTACCCGATGTAACACTACCACCTAAACTTAGATATGGTGTTGAAAATCGTCCTCGTCAAAGTATGTTTATTAATAGATACGAGGCATTAAAACAATATATTGAACGTGTAAATTCTTCACTACTTAAACATATTATAGTCGAAGAAAAAGATATTACATCTCTTAACAGTTTTGAAAAAGAACCTTCAACAATTCTTGGACAATATGATGTAGTAGTAGACTATGATACAGAATTAAGAACTATTGGTATTACTGCTGTTAGGTATCCATCATTAACACCTATAATTGTCGACGGCAGAATAATAGACATTATTGTAAATAATCCTGGATCAGGATATGTTTATGCACCTTATATTGACGTTGCTGGTTCTGGAATAAATGCAAAAATTAAAACTATTTTAAATGTTACAGGGGGAATATCCGGAGTTGTAATAGAAAATTCTGGTGAAGGTTACACCGAAGATACGACTGTATTAACTCTAAGACCGTTCTCTGCACTAGTACATTTTGATTCACAAGCACTTGATAGATGGAGCATCTATTCTTATGATTCAACAAGTTTAACATGGTCACGTGTAAAGAGTCAAAGTTATGATGTAAGACAATACTGGAATACTGTAGATTACTATAAAACAGGATATAGTCAATTCACACCTGCAAATTTCTCTCTAAATTCTGTTTATGAATTAGCCACAGTTAATATAGAGATTGGACAAATAGTTAAAATTAAAAACGTTGGTTCAGGCGGATGGTTATTATTAGAAAAATATGCAAATAGTACCAGTGCTGATTATACACAATCTTACAAAGTAGTTGGTAGAGAAAAAGGTACAATACAATTCTCTAGTAACTTATATAATTTTAGAAATAGTGGTATAGGTTATGATGGCCCCTCATTCGACGGAGACGGATATGATAATGCAGCAGAAGTTGAATTAAGAATTATATTAGACAGCATTAAAAATGATATTCTTATAGATAATTTAAAACAAGATTATCTTGATGCATTTTTTGCGTGTTTAAGATATGCTTATAACGAACAACAATATATTGACTGGGCTTTTAAAACAAGTTTTATTAAAGCTCAACACAATGTAGGAAGTTTAAAAGAAAAAGTTACATACAACAATGATAACTTATCTGATTTTGAATCTTACATCAGTGAAGTAAAACCTTATAGAACAAAGATTAGAGAATTTATTAGTTCTTATACTAAAATTGATTCAGCCAAATCAGTTGTCACTGATTTTGATTTACCTCCGATATATGAAGATGGTAGATTTACAACAGTACCAGTGACAATAGTAGATAACCAAGTATTCAGCGAATCTGCACTTATTGAAGATTATCCTTGGAAAAATTGGACTGATAATGTAGGTTTCCAAGTTACTGAAATTATCATTAACGATGGTGGATCTGGTTATATCAGCACTCCTACAGTGATAATAGAAAGTAATAGCGGCACAGGAGCTACTGCTAGGGCATACTTAACAAATGGAAAAGTTGCAAGAATATCTTTGATTACTAACGGTAGCGGCTACTTAACAGTGCCGACAGTTGTGTTCCAAGGAGGATTAGATTCTAATGGTGTAAGCGCAAGTGCAAGTGCTAGAATTGGTAGTAGTCTTGTAAGATCAAATTATACTAGAATTAAATTTGACAGAGTTACTAGTCAATATTATATTACTGAACTGCAAGAAATTGAATCAGGCGAAACAGATTCTAAATTTATTGGAACAGGCAGTAAGACACAATTTATATTAAAATGGAGTCCTAGCATTAAACTAGCCGATTCAGAAGTTTTAATTGACGGAGTAGCAGCTCTTAGAAATTCTTACATACTTAGTAGCAAAAAAACTACAACTAGGGGATATACAAGTTACTATGGATTGTTAACATTCTTAACAGCACCAGCAAAAGGAGCTGTTATTAAAATTACCTACTTGAAAGATTATAATTATCTATCAGCTGCTGATAGAATTAATTGGTATTACAATCCTGGAACTAAAGAATTTGGTAAGCAACTAGGACAACTGATGCGCGGAGTTGACTACGGTGGTGTTCAAATTACTGGTTTAGGATTTAACATTGCACAAGGTTGGGGTAGTACTCCTTGGTTCTCAGACGGATGGGATTCACAAGATCCTAATTTTGATGATTATATTATAACAGTTGGTGCTAATAGTAAACAGATTAATACAAACGCTATTCAAACATATAGTTATGGAAATGTAATTGAATTAACTAATACAACTAACATTGAAGCAGGAAGACTATTAGAGTTTACAGGTTCTTCAATTGGAGGAATTGATGCAGGTAGTATCTACTATTGTGTATCTGTAACACCTAATAATCCTATTGCAATAAATTCTATAGGTAGAATAGGTACTAGTAAAATTACTTCTTTTAGAAGATTAGGGCTTGAAGATATTGCAGTAATTACAACTGATAGACCTCACCGATTGTCATCTGGACAGTTAATTTCGATTGAGGGTATTGACTTGCCTGGATTTGATCAAGGAACGGTTGAAATTTATGCAGTAAGGGATGAATATGAATTTACGTATGTCAACCCTGGTGATGAAGTTATATTAACAGTTTCGTCTAGTCCTACTGTAACAGTTACAGGTTCAACATTCCCAACCGGACCTTCAGAATTTACTGGAACAATCAATGACGGCATAACAACAAATCCTGGAAATGTATTAACTGTAACAGGGGTTGCATCGGGTACTCTTGCTATAGGACAAATTGTTTATGGTGCCGGAATACCAGATGGTACTTATATTCTTAGCTTTGGAACTGGTACTGGCGGCCTAGGTACTTACATATTGAATACTGATTCATTTGCAGTTACTAGCCAAACGATAAATTCTACAGCAGTAGTAACATTTTCATTTGCTGCCCTAGGAGTACCGATGGCTCAAGGATATAAATTTTTAGTCAGCGGCAACGGAAATGAAAACTACAACGGAGAATATGTAGGAACTGTTAGAACTTTATCAACTATTTGTCTAGCCTATCCTGAAGATCCTGGTATTTTTGGCATAGGGGATACAATAATTGAACCGTCGGGATTTGTGTCAGCATTAGTTCCAACAGTAACAGTTAAAACTAAAACACCTCATACTCTTGTCACAGGGACAAAAGTTAATATTAATCCAGGAGTAGGACATAATGAGTACACTGAAAACAATGCAATTATAACAGTAATTGACAGTGATGAGTTTACTTACACAAGTCCAGGACTTTCATCTGAAACAGAGTTTCTTGCAAACGGTATAGTGACAGCAGTTTCTTCAATAACTGTCAGCAATGAAATAGCAGGATCTCTTGTAACTGTGACAGATGATACAGGTTCTATGACAGTAAAAAATAAAACTTATCCGGTAGAACTTCCGTACACTCCTGAACAAGATGAACAAATTAATGTTTATTATAGAGCAGTGAACAATACACGCTATGTAAGAATAGATGATCCGTTTTATGTAGGTCAAGTTATTTTTACTAAACCAGATGTTGTAATGCAGACATTTATCGGCGACGGAGAAACTAAGTCTATTGGTATACCAAATACTCTAACTGTACATTCTGGAGATAACTTTATTTTTAGAAAAATATACAGTGATGGATCTATTCGACCTCAAGAAAATGATTTTGATACTGAGCTAGTAGGCGGCGATTTAGCCTATAGCACTGCTACTGGTATCAGAGCAGATGATATAATTGTCGACGGTGATGATCTTATATCTCAAACAAATAGCGAAGGACCAGAAGAGTTTGTACCAGGACAAGTAACAGATGCCCTTGCAGTTAAAGTTTATACTAGACCAACTGATGGTTCTGCTAAAATGCTAGTTAAAAATTATGTGTATGATGGAATTAGAACAGTATACAATATTGGGCAAACACCAAACAGTCCAGATGCTGTAATTGTAAAACTATCTACTCCTGATAGAGTGCTGGTGTCTAACGTAGATTATACAGTAGACTATCCTAACAAGACAGTGGTTTTAGATGCTGATGCAATTGGTATGATTGGCGGAGAAACGATAAGCATCATTAGTGCAGGTTTTAACGGATCTAACTTATTAGATATTGATTCCTTTGTAGCAGACGGCTCAACGAGTGAATTTATAACAAAAGCACCGTGGTCAAACACTCTTACATCATTAGTTTATGTAGATGGACAAGTGTTAGATTATGTGTTATTTAAAACTAATAGCAGTTATGAATCTGCTAATGTAGTAGGTATTAGATTTGGATTAAATCTAACTGCCGGATCTGTTTTAAATTATGTTATTACATCAAGCAGCGAACAATCATACAGCGTAATGCAAAATGAAACGTTTGAAACAGACGGTATTGTCCAGTCATATCAATTAGTCAACAGGGTTGGAACATCTTCTCCGTTAGCTTCTAATATGCTAGTTATATCTGATACAGGAACTGTATACCTACCGCCTATCAATGAATATTTTACCATTGATACAAAAGTAACTTACAAAATTCCAAAATCTAAAGTACAACCATTTAGTGTTACAGTTACTAGAGTAACTGCTTACATTGATGGGGTCGAACTAGATAAATTAACTGAATATTCTGTTTCTTTAGCAGGTGTTTCAGTTACTCTTAAAAAGTCTGTTCGTTCTGCTAATATTGGTAAACAGTTGACTATTAGTGTAGTTTATGAAAATAGTTACACCTGTGATGGTAATCTTATTCTTTTTGATACTGTGCCTGATGCTGGACAAACTATTAGCGTTGTCAGTTTCTATAAACATGAAATTTTAGATATAAAACAAACATCTAGAACAGTAAGTTCCAATGTAACATTTCAACCTGAAGATTTAGAAATTTTTGATTATCTAAGTATATACGGGAATAATATTAAATTACCCCGTCCAGTAATTGACAGTAGTTATGTATGGTTAGTTAAAAACGGTAAATTGCTACGTCCTAATATTGATTATAAATTAAATTTAGATTTAACGTCTGTTTATCTAAATGAAGATCCTATAACTGACGATAAATTTGCTATAATGACCTTTAGTAATAATATTGTTATTGATAGTTTTGCTTTCATGCAGTTCAAAGATATGTTAAATCGTGTCCATTATAAGAGACTGTTAGAGTCTAAACAAACTACACTAGCAGCTGATCTTCATTGGAATGATATGACTATAACAGTGGATAGAGGATCAGTACTATCAAATCCGAACCCTTCAAAGAGATTGCCGGGTATAATTGAAATTTTTGGCGAACGTATTGAATACTATAAGCGAGAAGGAAATACTCTAAGTCAACTTAGAAGAGGAACATTAGGTACAGGAGTTAGAGAAGTGTATCTAGCCGGAACACTAGTCCAAGATATTGGCAAAACTGAAACTATTCCATACAAGGATATAACTTATACTGAACAGTACACTGCTCTAGCAACATGGAAGTCTAATTTAAATTATCAAGTAGATGATGTTGTTAGTTACAATGGATACAGGTATGTATGTTCTACGGTTCATACTAGTGAAGCATCATTTGATTCTACTAAGTGGACAAACACAGGATCAGATCTAGTTTACTCTTTTAGAGTTACTCCAACATTAGATACTACAACAGTAGGATTGAATAATTCTTGGTATAGAAAAACCACATTGGTTACTAAAACTGCACAAGAAGTTGAAGTAGGCAATTACTATGTCATTACAAAATTAGGAACAAGTGATTTTAGAATAATAGGTGCTTCGTTAAATGAAGTAGGTGTTAAATTTAAAGCCACTATGAGTGATATTCCTGCAGGCAATTTTGTGGCAGGAAATCAATATAAAATTTTAACAATTGGTCTTACAAATTGGGTAGATGTTGGCGCAGCCAGCACAGCAGTAGTAGAAGGATCAATAGCTAACCTTACTCTTACAGTTGATACTGTTACTAGTGGTGAATTATCAGTTGGTACTTATATTACAGGAGAAGGAATTGTTCAAGGGACATATATTGTAGATTTTGTATCCGGTACTGGTGGTGAAGGAACATATACTGTTAATTTTAATCAAACAGTTGCAACTACTACAATCACAGGACAGCCAACCGTCGGAACAGTATTTACAGCCACAGATATCGGCCGCGGCGACGGTGTTGCTCAATGGATGAAAGGCACGATTGGCACTGGAACTGTAAATTTAATCACATATCAAAGTGTTCCTAGCACCTACGGCCAAGCAAACGATATAGAAATGTTTGTTGGCGGATATGATATAGAAGGCGAATGGATAACCAAATTAAGTTATAATGTTGGAGATATTGTAGTTGTAGGTAGCTATACTTACAAATGTAATACAGCACACGTTAGCAGCACTTCTTTTATAGATGATATTGATTATTGGGATTATTTTACAGGTCATATTAGGCTAAGCAAAATTCCTTATCAAGTACATAATGTGAGAAATCATTATGAAAGTCCTGAAGGAGATGTGCGGTTTGAGGCTGAATTTAGTGTAGACGGCGAAAATAGTGCAGTTCGTTTAACAAACAGGCTAACAGAAGGAACTAAGATTACTTTAGTTAAACGCACAGGCACATTCTGGGCAGATTTAGGTGCTAGTTTAGCTCATTCTAATAACCCTATTGCTAAGTTCATACGAGACAAATAATACCAGATAACTGGATAGATAAATATAACATTAAGAGAGTTTTAAAATGCAAAAAAAGGATTTTTCCGGAGTTCATTTAGAAGGTCATATTAAAATATGGGATCCTTCTACTGATGAAGTTTTTGTCAACAAGCGTAATGCTATACATTACGAAAATATGAGTGTTGCTCTAGCAGAAAGTTTAGCTAATTCTGGGCAAGGATTTATATATCAAATGGATTTTGGTAACGGGGGAACTGCGGTAGATCCTACAGGTATTATTACATATCTGAGTACAAATACTACTGGCACTAACTCTAGCTTATATAACAGAACCTATTATAAAGTAGTTGACGATAGGTCTAGTACTAATATAGACCCAACTAGAAATTTTGTCGAATCTAGACACGTTACTGGTACAAATTATACAGATATTTTTGTAACTTGTCTTTTAGATTATGGCGAACCTAGTGATCAACAAGCATTTGATAATACTACAGATAATGGATCCAGTTACGTATTCGATGAGCTAGGATTAAGATCATATAGCTCTACAGGTCAAAGTTTATTGCTGACTCACGTAATATTCCATCCTGTACAAAAAAGTTTAAACAGACTAATACAAATAGATTATACTGTACGTATACAGACTTTAACTGGTCTAGCAGGAGTATAATATGAGTTATCAAGTTAAATTTACTGAAACTAACAACCCTGCAAAACAGACAATTACAGTTGAAGATCAAACACTAAATCAAGAAACAGCAGTTACATTTGTAGGCAAAAATTTTCCAGGATATGGGTCATACATAGCTGAAAATTTCCTACATTTGATGGAAAATTTTGCCAACAATACTGCTCCATCAAATCCGGTACAAGGACAACTTTGGTATGATAACAGTGCCGGAGAATATCAGTTAAAGGTATGGGACGGTTCTACATGGTCGGCTACCGGCGGAATTAAAAAGTCTTCAAGCGCACCTACAAATCCTAACAATGGCGATTTATGGTCGGACACCGCTAATCAACAGATTAAACTTTATAATGGATCAACTTGGATTTTAGTAGGACCGGCATTTAGTGCAGGTGCTAAAACGGGACCTGAAATTGAAACAATAACCGATACATCGGACAGCGCCAATAGTGTTATTACATTTTGGGTTGGCGGAACAAGAACTGCTATTGTAAGTAAGACAACATTTACACCTAAAACAACCATTGCTGGTTTTAAAGAAATTAATAAAGGAATTAATTTATCATCAACTGATGCTATTAATTCGTCTGCTCCTATAAAGTATTGGGGCACAGCACAAAAAGCAAATGCTCTAGTTGTTAGTAATGTTGCAGTTGATGCTAGTAATTTTTTACGCAGTGATAAAGAAACACCTAGTGCAGTTAGATTTAGCGTTAGAACTAATGATGGAGTACAAATAGGTAACGATTTATCTTTTGTATTAAGAGTTGACGAAGGCAAGGCTGTTTTATGGAATAAAACATCAGGTTCGAGTATTGATTTTAAAATTACAAATAATGACGGTGAACGCACTGTTTTTAGAGTAGACAGTTCTGAGTGCGTTGGAATTAATAAAACTGATCCGCAACAAGCATTAGACGTTGCTGGAAACATTAGGTCAGACAGTAGATTATTGATAACTGGTACACAAGATGCTACAACCTTAACATCTGGAAGTATCAATACACTCGGCGGAGCAGTAATTACTAAATCTTTAAGAGTTGGTGAAAATGTACGAGTTAATGGTGTATTGTATGTTGATAGAATTGACGGGCAAGGAACACCTATTGTCGGCGCTGCCCTAATGCCAGGTAGTTCAGAAGCAGCTGGAAAATATGATATTGGTACAGAAGCTATTCCGTTTAGAAATGCCTATGCAAATTATTTTTATGGAAACTTTAACGGAACATTTTCAGGCACACTAGCAGGTAGTACAATCGCTGGATCAGCAAACAAACTAGTTAGTTCAACTACGTTTAACATGGAAGGCGATGTATCTTCCGACGGGTTTAGTTTTAATGGGCAAACAGTCGGAGGTGTATCGACTTTCACAACCACACTAAGTTCTAATCTTATCACTAATAAGGCAGTATTAGAAGATCCTGTTACATTCAGCACCAAAGTTTTAGCCACAGACGAATTACTAATTTATCGTCCGAATACTGTAGGTCTAAAGAAAACAACAAAAGAAAAATTTCTTGACGGTGTTGCACTAGTACCAGTTGGTGCAATTATGCCTTATGCAGGCGCAACAGCACCGAGTGGGTATCTTCTTTGTGACGGTAGCGAAATATCAAAAGCTACATATAGTTTATTATATTCTAAAATCGGTGATCTTTACAAAGGTGCTGGCAATTTAGTAGGTGCCGGAACGTTTAAATTACCAGATTTAAGGGGTAGATTTCCCCTTGGTAAAGATAATATGGATAACACTACGTTACCAGATATTACTACACAAGATTCCGTTGACAGTCCAGTACCGATATTGGTAAATGCAGGCGGAGGAACAGCAGGTAGAGTAACCGAAACTGCTGGTAGCTCTTTAGGTTCTGGTTCTGGTTCTGCTACAAAAACTTTAACAGTAAATAATCTCCCTGAACACAAACATACATTAAACGGAACAACCGGTGGACAGTATGGAGCTATTGGCGGGCTCGGGTTGACAGACCCAGAAGCTGTTCTTACAGATGGACTAGGCGGGGCTGTAGACGGGGCAAAATTGTTGAGAAACAGCGGCGGAGTAGAAGTTGTTTCAGGAAGTTTAGGAACAGCACTAAATGTAATGAATCCGTTTTTAACAATTAATTATATCATTTATACTGGTGTTACATCATGAGCAGCTATACAATAAACAAAACAGACGGATCTATTTTAACTGATAATATTCCAGATGGAACAGTTGACACAACAGCTACTGATTTAACTTTAATCGGCAAAAATGCAGTCAACTATGGAGAAGCATTTAACGAAAACTTCGTCCATCTATTAGAAAATTTTGCTAACAGTTCTTCTCCTCCTAATGCTCTAGTAGGACAACTATGGTATGACACTGGTGATAATAGATTAAAAGTTTATACCGGTAACGGATTTAAAGTTACAGGTGGTACAATTTTATCTTCAAGCGCACCATCAAATGCTATTGCAGGAGACATATGGATAGACACTGTTAACCAACAGTTAAAATTTTATGTAGACAATACAACTTATGTGCTAGCAGGTCCTGCTTACACTGCCGACCAAGGTATATCTGGTATTCAAATAGTTTCTGTATATGATACAGCAGAAAAAGAACACACTATTGGTTTACTATATATTGCTGATTCACTAATTGGTATTTTTAGTAAAGATGCATTCACCCCATCTCCGGCTATAAGCGGCTTCACAGGCGACATAGTTAAAGGGTTTAATTTAGGAAATGCAAGCGGATTATCTTTTGATGTTCCGGTTACAAGTGCAACACAATTAATTGACAACGAAAACAACATTTATATTCCCGACGACTTTGTTAAAACTTCAGGAAGCTCGGTAATTTCATACGATGCTGGTTATCAAGCTACCCTTACTATACAAGGTGACAATCCTTTAATATTAGGTAGTAGTGAAAATACCGAAATATCATCAGAACCAAACGAATTTAAAATTAGGGGTGTTGGGCAGAATCAAAGTATAACTTTTGAATCTGATACCACAGAAGGATATAAAGGTTTAAAAATTTACAACCCTGGAGTTAGAATCGCCGGTGTAGCTTCAGCTGTAGGTGATGGAACAACTTTGGTGCTAACCTACGGAAATTTAGTCGATGGAGCAGTTGAAGAAATAGTTGAACCATACCAAGTTGGAGATGAGATAGATATTTACTACTACGGAATACCAGGTTCAGTATCTTCTAGACAGTTATTAGAAACAGCAACAATCACAGCTATAACTACCTCTACAGTATCAGTAACAAGTACTCTTTCCGGACTCAATACTTATGTTGACCCTTCGGATCCTTTGTATAACACTCAATGGGACGGGGAAGTAAGAAAATCTGTTTTACCTAGAATTGGAATATTAGTTGAGAATCCTTTAGTAGAACTCGATCTTAATGGTAGGGGATTATTTAGATCTGATATTAGAGTTAGAGGCGCAGCCACAGTTGAAGGAAATCTAACAGTTTTAGGTACAACAACAAGTATCACGACAACTAATACTACGATCAAAGATAATACTATCACACTTAACGACGGACAAGCTACACCTGGCATTGATGCAGGATCAGCAGGTATTGAAATTGACAGAGGCCCAACTAATAATTTAGCTACTTGGTATTTTGTTGAAGATACAGTATCTTGGACTAGTAATTATTATGTAGATTTAAAACCAATTAGTGGTTTGTTAAACTTAGAATATAGAATCGAAGGAGCTTCGGTTTTATCAGCTGATCGTTTAGGAACTGGAGTTGTAAATAGTAGTTTAACATCGGTTGGCACGTTAGTAAATCTAAGAGTTGACAATATATATGTTAACGATAATATAATCATATCAGATACAGGCGTAGTTAGTGTAGGCAATTGTCAAATATCTAATGTTGCAACGACAGCTTATGATTCTAGTTCTCCCCCACAATTAGTTGATGTTGGAAAAGCTAATAATGCAGTTAATAATCAAACAATGCAGAATTATACTGCCGGATTGCCGCTACAATTCAGCTTAGAACTTACTAATGCATTAGGGGGTGATCTCGACGACGGGGATGTTATAACACTATTAACTGATACTTTTCCTGTAGACGATCATGCTTTAGGTACAAAAATTTATGTTCACTGTACTAAAACTACTATGAATTTTGATGGAATTACCGTAACACCGCAGGTAGCCAGGTATTTACGAGTATATGTTTTAGTTTCAGGCTCTCCCAATAATTGGTATTGGGACACAAGTTACAATATAACTTACGGATTTTAATAAATAATACAAAGGGGTTAATCAATGCCTTACAGCATTAATAAAACAAACGGTGATTTGCTTGCAACAGTAGCAGATGGCACAATAGATCAAACATCTAGTCTAAAGCTAGTTGGAAAAAATTACGCTGGCTACGGCGAAATTCAGAACGAAAATTTTATCAGATTGTTGGAAAATTTTGCTGATAGCAGTCCTCCAAGTAAAAAAATTACAGGACAAATTTGGTACGATAGCTCAGTTTCCCCAGGAAAATTAAGATTTTATGATGGCTCTACTTTTAGAACTGTCAACGGGTCAACAGTAGCAACATCAGAACCTTCAGGCCTTGGAATTGGAGATTTTTATTGGAATTCTAGTACACAGCAATTATATGCTAGTAATGGTGATAATACATTTACTCTAGTTGGACCGCAGGGTGCTGCAGGTGCTGCTATTACTGAAATGCGTACTAGAACTGTTGTAGATGATGCAGCAGCAGAACACACTGTTGTTGAGGCAGTGGCTTCTGGTACAGTTATTTTTGTTATATCTAGTGATGATGAATTTACATTAGGGGCAGCTGAACAAGATGCTTACAATAATACATTTGATACTATATATAAAGGAGTAACACTTATAAACACAGGATCCGCACAAAGTGGCGCCACTGAAACTGTTCATAGGTTTCATGGTACAGCAACTTCTGCAGATGGTTTTAATGTAAGTGGTATCTTTGTTGGCGCAGACAAATTTGTTAGAAATGACGAAGCAACAACTTTTGAAGGTGTAGTAAATTTTGCAGATCCAGGATTTCAAGTAGGAACAACTCCTCAACTTGAAGTAAAAATTGAAAATTCAAATCTGCCTATTGTACAAAACATTGTAGGGGATACTATTCAATTTAGAACTAAATTGGCTGGTATTATGACTAATAATATTAAGTTATCGGGTAGAGATCTATTACCGGTCACTGATGCAGTCAGCAAAATAGGTAATTCATCGCTAGGATTTACCGAAGTTTGGGCAGATAATTTCTATGGAACAGCCACTCAATCTGATAGATTGCAAGTCGATGGTGGATCTTATCTATTAGCCGACACTGCTAATACTGTTAATACTGTAGCGGCACGTGACAGCGCAGGAGATATCTATGCTGTTACCTTCAGAGGTAATGCAATATTTGCAGATGAAGCTGACTTGGCAGAGAAATACCTTGCCGATGCAGAATACGAAGTAGGTACTGTACTAATGGTAGGTGGAGAACAAGAAGTAACTGCATGCCAACCTGGATCAAGAGCATTTGGAGCTGTGAGTGCAGCGCCCGCTTACTTGATGAATCAAGGTCTAGCTGGTGGCACACCGGTCGCTCTTAAGGGTCGAGTACCAATAAAAGTTCTTGGACCAGTACAAAAAGGTGATAGACTAGTTGCTTCTAGTAATGGATGCGCAGGTGCTGCCCGTTTATTATTAGTAGGCACTCCTGTAAGAGCAAGTAGTTTTCCAGACACGTTTGCAATAGCACTTGAATCAAGTAATGATGCTGGTGTGAAGCTTGTAGAAGCAATTATTATATAAGGAATTAAAGAAATGGCAACAATTTCAGCAGCGACATTTAACGCTATTCAAAAAAAAGCAGCAGCAGTTCTTGGTACAGGTGGTACTAATCCAGCAACTGATTTAGCAGACTCGAGATATGGCTACGGCCAATCATTGGCCAGCTCGGCCGTAACAGCTGGTAGCATTATTCGTGCTTCAAGCTGGATTAATTTAAGAACTGATTTAGCAAAAGCACGAACAAAACAGATCGGATCAGTAGGCACTGGTACAGGACAAGGTCCTGCATGGGCTAACTTGGTTACGATTGCTAGCGGTACAGTTATTTCTAATGCTATCGTAACACAGTATCAAGGTGTTGCTAGTGCAGTTGTAACTGACAGGTTCCTAGCAGCCGGTTCACAACTAGGCAGTTCTGCAGTAACATCTACCAGATCTACTGCATGGGGTACAACTTTAACAGCTCCATCTATCACACATGTGGCTAGAGTTACACTAACAGACACTGTGCAAGCTAGATATTTCTTCAATGCAGGCGGAAAAATTAATTACACAGCTAGTTTGGCCAGTGGTGTTGTAAACAACAAATACACAGCATGGGTTAATACATTATCTGGTATGGGTACCTTAACATTTGCTGTTAATCAAAGTAGTTCTACATTTGGAGCATTTACTGTTACACGCAGCGGAGCAAGCGGTACTACTAGTAGCATTACACTGTCGGGTGTTAATCAAACAATTTATACTAGTACTCAAAGTGCTCCTTATGCTCTTAACACATTTACTGTTCAGGCGAGATATGTTACTACAAGTCCGTATGTAATTGAACTTACAGCAACATTAACTGACGGAGACTTAGGCACTCAAACTGGTATTGGCCCAGCGATTGACGAAGTTCTAAGCGGTACAATTACAAGTACCTTTACAGTTACTCCAATTCAAGGTGCATTTGCAATCACTCCAACGATTGCTAACCAAACAACTCTGTAACCAGAATTAGTTATCTATCATCTCCCGCTGAGATAATTACACTATACAGCGGGAGATCTCATGGACGAGCAATTAGAAAAAGCATTTCAAACAGCCAATTATATGGCTACTCTGACAAATCAACGTAATGCAGCGTTTGAAGAATTTCAACAAAATTTAATTTATTATGTAAATGGTTCTAGTTTTCATATCACACTAGAACTAATTTCATTTGTAAAATCGATTATTGATGCAGGAAGTTTGAACTGTATACTAATAGACATTAATCAAATACCAGTTAATATTGAAAATATAAAAACTTTTCATGAAGAAATATCATCTCAATATTTTAAAGCCAGTAATGAATACTTTTCTAAGTACTCCGAAATCAAATCTAAACGTAGAATTCAGGATTTAATTTCAGTATGAGCAAGGGTGTTCTTTTATTTGCTCAAAATAACCCTGATATTGACTATGTTCAGATGGCTATTTTTGCCGCAGATCGAATCAAAAAATTTTTAAATGTTTCTGTTACACTTGCTACAGACAATAGGGATTACATTGAGAGAACGTACCCAGAAAAAATTAATGTATTTGAACATATTATAGATATTAATTCATCATATGTTCAAAAAAAACAATTTTATGATGGATCTATTACTAATAAAGTTCTGCCATGGAAAAATTTCACTAGAGCAGATGCATATGACATAAGCCCATATGACGAAACAATAATAATGGATGTAGATTATATTTTAAATTCTGATAATTTAAATCAAGTTTGGGATTTAGAAAGTGATCTTGCTATATATAAAACAGGTTACGATCTAGCACAGTGGCGCGATACAAGTAGTTTTGAATATTTTAATCAATACACAATACCTTTTTATTGGGCAACAGTTTTTTATTTTAAAAAAACATCTTTAGCTAAATCTTTTTTTAAAATTGTACAACACATTAGATATAATTGGGCCTACTATAGGCTACTTTATGCAATTGGACCAAGTAGTTTTAGAAATGATTATGCTTTTAGCATAGCTATTCATATGTTAAATGGTAGCACCGGTGCTAGTTTAATAAGTTCATTACCTGGAAAATTGTACTATACACGTGATAGGGATGTACTAGTGTCATCAACAGATACGTCAATGACTATGCTAGTTGAAAAACAAAATTATATTGGAGAATATACTCTAATAAAAACTGATAATTTAGATATTCATGTTATGAACAAGTATAGTTTAGCGAGATGTATAAATGAGTAAAGGTTTTTTAGTTTTAGCACAAAACAGCGAAGGCATAGATTATGTAAGACAAGCCTATGCACTTGCATTATCAATTAAAAAAACACAGTCAACATATTCTGCTATTAGTATTATCACTAATGATCAAGTACCAGAACAATATCTAGCAGTGTTTGATCAAGTTATTCCAATTCCTTGGAAGGACCATGCAGAAGAATCTGCATGGAAAGTTGAAAATAGATGGAAATTCATCCATGCTTCACCGTATGATGAGACTATCGTATTAGATACAGATATGATTGTCTTAGATGATCTAGTATCTAAATGGGAATTATTATCAAATCACGAAATATTTTTTGCATCGTCTGTAAAAGATTATAGAGGAAATATTGTTTCCAATGAATTAAATAGACAGGTGTTTGTTTATAACGATCTTCCAAATGTTTATTTTGGTTTTCATTATTTTAAAAAGACACCAGAAGCTTTTGCTTTTTATAAAACACTTGAATTTATTGTTAATAATTGGCAAACAACGTATAGCAAATTAACTCCTAAGGCTAAACAAAGATGGTTAAGTATGGACGTTAGTGCCGCTATAGCTTTAAAAATTACTGGAATGGATGATGCAGTAGTGCAACCAAGATTAAATGTATCATTTGCTCATATGAGACCTAACATTCAAGGATGGCCTACGGTACATGATAGTTGGGTTAATGCATGTGACTATTATTTTAATGACGAATTTGAATTTTACGTTAACCAATACAGACAAACAGGTATTTTTCATTATATAGAAAATGAATTCTTAACAGATGATATAGTTACATACTTGGAGAAGATCAATGAATGAAGAATATGAAGATTTAGAAGTTGAGTTTGATCTAACTCCTGAAGAACTTGCTGAAATTGAAGCATCTTTAAAATTTAGTAATACAAGATATGTGTACTTTGATAAAGTAACAGGTGATATTTTATCTATTACTGATCGACAGAATTCTAATATAGAAGTACCTTGCTTTGAAATTAATAGTGAGGATCTCAGCAGTTTAATCCCTAGCGGGGAAAGTACTGCACAATTTAAAGTAGTTACTGATGTAAATAACAAATTTGATATTGTTCCTAAAATTGTTACTTTAAATTCTAAGTCGTCAACATTAATTTTAATACCCCAAACGGATAATCCAGCTACTATTACTATCTTAAACGACATTGAAAATAAAAATTGGGTAATAGTATTAGATGAGGAAGAAAAACAACGATTACATAATGCTGTTGCCAACTATATGAAACAAGTTTATGTTACATCTCAAGAAAACAAAAATATTTTATACAGAGTATTTAATGTTGATTTAAATGAATTAATTGCCAAAGGATCAGTTACTGTTCCGCACGAAATGATAGTAGAATCAATTACTTCTAAAATAAGATTGTTTACTATCAAATTTTTTGATTCATATGCATTAAAGGAAAAATATGAGCCAAAAGTTTAAAATAATAGATTTTGATATTATATATCTTAGTTACGACGAACCTAATGCTGAAAAAAATTATGCAGACTTATGCAATAAAGCACCTTGGGCTAAACGTGTACATGGAGTTAAAGGTAGCGATGCTGCCCATAAAGCCTGTGCTAAATTAAGCGAAACAGATAGATTTATTACAGTTGACGGTGATAATATTGTTCGTGAAGAATTTTTTAATCAAGAAGTTGACTTTGATACAAATAAAGATTTGACAAAATGTGTAATTTCTTGGGCAGGATATAACGCTATAAATGGTCTTATGTACGGAAACGGTGGACTGAAGTTGTGGCCAAAGGAATACGTGTTAAACATGAAAACGCATGAAAACGCACCTGCTGACGATCCTAATGCCCAAGTTGATTTTTGTTGGGATGCTGAATATATTCAAATGAATGCTTGTTATAGCAATGTGCATAACAATGCTAGTCCATACCAAGCATGGCGTGCAGGATTCCGTGAAGGCGTTAAGATGAGTTTAGATAGGGGTGTAACAGTAGACCCTGGCACATTTATTAATCAAATCCATTGGAAAAATTTGCATAGACTTGTAACATGGATGAATGTTGGCATGGATGTACCAAATGGAGTATGGGCAATACTTGGATCAAGGCAAGGTTGTTACATGACAAACTTTGATAAATCATGGGATTATGTAAACGTAAGAGATTTCGATCACCTAGATACAATTTGGAATTCATTATCTGCTAAAACAGACGATGAAGCTTTACAAGAAGCAGAACGTCTAGGAGTCGAATTGAAATCACGACTAGATTTACCTATTAGTATACTTGATGCAAATGCCAGTAAGTTTTTTAAAATGGTGCATGTTGATTATACAAGATTAGATTTTAAAGTATTGGACAAAGAATAATGTTTTACGATATTGTGTTTTATCATCAGAAAGATTTCCCCGAGTATAAACTTAATTGGTTAAAGGCAAAATATCCAAAGTCTAAAACTATTCAAGTTGATAAAGAATTTAATTACGTTATATACGCTAAAAGACTTCAAGCTCAAATTAATACAAAAATGTTTTGGCTTATTCCTGCTGACATAGGCATGTCTAAAGATATGCAGCATTTTACAATTCCTAAATGGGACGAGTCATATGTACATCACCAGCTATTAAAGTATTCAAATTTATTTTTAATTCCTAAAGACTATAAGTTTACAGATGATGAGTTTGAAAAAAACTTTTTTAATAATGTAAAGTTTATTGACTTTGGTGTATTTTATAATAAGTTATATGATGTATTCTTTTTGTCATATAAAGAAAAAAATGCAGATATAAATTTTCAACATCTGTTAACAAAATATCCACATGCAAAACATATAAAAAATATTAAAGGTATTTTTAATGCTCATTTTTGTGCAGCCGTTTCTAGCTCTACAGATTTTTTCTGGGTAGTTGATGCAGATGCAGAGATAGCTGAAGATTTTAATTTCGATTATGAAGTGCCAAGCTGGGACTTTGACGTAGTCCATATTTGGCAAAGTAAAAACAGAGTTAATGACTTAATCTATGGTAATGGCGGAGTAAAACTTATTCCTAGACACTTAATACTTCAAGCTAGCAGAGACAGTGTAGACGTAACTACTAGTATCGGCGCAAATATTAAGATTATGGAGCAAATAAGTAATTATAATACTTTTGACACTAGTCCTTTCGCTAGCTGGAGAGCTGCATTTAGAGAATGTGCTAAACTAGCAAGTGCAGTAATTGATCGACAAGTTCAGTTAGAAACAGATAAGCGTCTTGCTGCATGGTGTACTAGAGGTAAGAAAACAACCTACGGACAATATATTGTAGCAGGTGCGATTGCCGGAAGAAGATTTGGATTAGATAATAAACAAAATCCAGAAGGACTTCGTAAGATTAATGACTGGGCTTGGTTAGAAGGTAGATTTAATCAGTACTTATTAAGTCTGAAGCAAGCGGAAATACAGTCGCAATAACCGAGGCACAGGCCTTGGCAACTTCTTGATGTTCTTTTTGTGTGCCGTTAGCACTGCGTAGTTCTATAAAATGTATCCAACTACGCAGTGTGCCGTTCATATATAACCGGCTTTCCATCATACCTTCGGGTAGTACAGCACGAGCCTGTTCTTTAGCAATACCATGATCAATGGCCCACTGGTATGCTTCTTTAACTGCATATAACACTCGTTGTTGAGCACGTTCCCACTCTGTGGCTAGAATACGTGATTCTGGAGTGTCTTGTACAACATCGATGCTGTTCTGTCTATTTTTTGGATCTTGTAATCTTGCTTCTCTAAGGACAAAATTAAGATCTTTAGTAGGATCTGCATAACGTTGGCTAAATTCTTGGAAACTAAAACTTCTGTGCCTTAAAATTTGCCTTGCAATATCTCTTGTTGTAGTAATCTCAATACAAGCACTAACCATTTCTAAAGGACTCCAGTGCTGATGTTTGATTAGATATCTAATTAGTTTTTCACTAGTATCAGTATTAAGTTGATTACTTGGATTAGATACTCTAGCACAATAAGCAATTAACTCTTGAGCATCAGAAATTCCCTGATCAAAAAATTCTTCTGTTGGTTGACTATATGACAGTAATCTGACTTTCATTTATAATTTCTTTTTCTTTAAAAATTTTGCAGTGGTTTTTATTATATCGCTTTTGACTTTTTCAGTGTTTATCTGAAAGTCAATGTTATCGATATTTTCCTCATAGGTGACAAATATTTCTTGGATCTCCTTTTCAAAAGAATCCCAGTTATTATTCTTACCGTTTTTCGTTACATCAATTTCCCAAACTTTGCCATCTTTAAATGTCACACTGATAGTATGTAAATATTTTAGCGGTACTACGTTGAGATTTATCTCCCCGAATACCTCAGGCCAGTGTGCGATGACATCTTTAGGAAAATTTCTTCCTTTTAATGTCACTTTTCTTTTTTCTTTATTGGACTTAGTTCTTCGGCTTCTTTTCTTAAAATAGCGGCCTGCTTGTATAAACGATCTGCTTCACTGCGTAGTTTAGAAGCTTTCTGTTCCGGAGTCATAGAGCTATCTGCTAAAACTTCTGCTTGTCTTTCTTCAACAGTTTTAGTAACATCTTCGCCTTGTTTTGGACTTATGTCCTTAGCAGATGCTATTTCTTTAACTTCTGATCCTTTAGTATCCTTAGTTTGAATAGCTAATTGATCGACAGTTAGACCTCGTTGTTCGGCAATAATCTGGTTTAACTCAGATAACAAAATTTTCATCTGAGTATTAGGAGTCATTTCAATTTGACTAGTGGATACTTTAATTAATTTTCCATTAACATGTAGGTTAGCCAACATGATACTTCCGTCGGGAAAATTAGTTCTTGCCATTACTTCCGCAAATTCATTTGCATCTTGTCCTGCCGTGCTGTTTACTAAGTTAATAATTGCATCGTGTTGTGCATCAGTTAGGCCTTCTGTCGGGACAATTAAGCAATTACTAGAATCTCCGGGCAATGTTCTATAGGCTACTAGACATTTACGTCCAGTACCAACAACTCTACCTACATGTTTTAATTCCATATTATGCTCCAGTTTTTTCTTTTGATGCTTCGGCTTGTTTAGCAACTGCTTCTAAAAACGAAGCTAGTTTTTCATAAACTTGACCTACTGCAACCATTTCAGTACCTGGTTTAAAGGCACCTCTTGAACTTGCAACATCAATAATTTGTTTTAATGCGTTTAGATCATTGATATTTAAATCAGCGCCTTTTTGTTGAGCAGGTTGAGCGGTTTCTGCTGCTGCTGGTTGGTTCTGTACTTCTTCTGTCATGACTTCTCCTTTAGAAATAAAATACGTATATAATTATCATTAAGATAAATGTGGACAGGCAATTCTGAAGAAACTTAGTTCTTTTTCAGCTTCAAATCCGATCCTAGTAACGTAAACAAGATTATTATTTGCGTCTAGTTCTAACGCCTGTCCTATGTAGTATCGACTGTTCAAACTATTAAAAATCCAGTTATCTAATTGTTTTATAAAATTAGGGGTATATTTTGGAAGACTAGTATAGTAAAAATGAAACGCAGGAAAATCTACCTTGCGTAGGTCAAAGTAATTTAATGGATTAGGCTTACCGTTTTTAATAGCCATTATTTGTGTCCAATTATCATATATCTAGTATATTCAGGAAATTTAAGTTCACCTTCAAACAACATTGTTTTTAGAGGAAACATAGATTTAAAATGTGCAAGATCTTGAGGGCGTTGTACATGGTCTTCTATATCTAAATCGTTACCTTGAAATAAACACAAGAATCCTTCGGGGATATTTTCATACCACTGGTTACTGGAAAAATGTTCTGTAGATGTATTAATGACAGTATTAGTGCCATCAGAAAAGTCTACAAGATTAGCATCCATAGGAAGGCTTTTAAACGACCATTCCTTCATTTCCCATGTGTTATTAATAACATTAGCCACTGAACATACAGAGGGGTTAATATCGTAACTGCGACACCATTCAATCATTTGTCGCCCTCTTGATTTTAAAATAAAATGTAGCAACCCATACCATCCACCTAGAATGCTAATTCTAAGAATATGAGTATGAGCTACAACACGTTCTAATTCTTGTGCCGCCCAAATTTTACTTTCAACTTGTCCGGCACTGAAAGAATCAACTTCTAATGGTACCGTTCTGTTCATAATATGCGTAAGTCCCCCAAGGCGGAACAATTTTATCGTTGCCATGAATAATGAATACTGTATCACAGTAATTTTCATCGCCCCAACTACCCCAAGGATAACCGTCTGTAAACATGATAAACTTTTTAGGTTGAATATCGTGCTCTTTCATATATTCCCAGTTAGCATCAAATTCAGTTCCGCCACCGCCGATAACTTCATATTCCATGATATCGTTACTACCAGTGCCATCAAAATCTGCTTCGTTATACACTCGAGTATCAAAACACCATAATTTAATCTTATAGTCTTGGTACTGATCCATAATACCTTTTATTTCTGCAATAAAATCTTTGGCTTGCTTATCTGAGATACTACCACTCATATCAATACCGATACAGATATCAATCGTTTCGTCGTAGTTAGTACCTGGAAGAATAGCACTCATATGCCAGCCCTTGCGATTAGGACGAATAAATGTGTAGTCGTTCTTAATAGTACTTTGAATTTGTTGACGCAATATTTCGCGCCAATTCATCTTTGGCTCAGTTAGTTCTTTGATCATTCGTTGGATATTAGCAGGAACGTTACCTGCACCTGCCGCATTGGCTGCTTGTATAGTAGCCTCACGAATTTCGTCTCTGATTTGTTTAAGTTCTTCTTTAGAATATTGTGGTTTTCCGTTGCCGTTGCCGTTATCGTCACCGTCGGACCAATCGATATGCTCGTCAAGTAATTGACCTAAGGCAGCTAAACTTTTTTCATCTTCTTCTTCAAAGATTTCATCATAAATTTGTTCTGCAGGTTTACCATAATGTTTTGGATCATGGAAAATTTTAATGTCTTTGGGACTTGTTCCAATTCGATCACGAACTAATTGACCATTAACAGTATAGTCAACTGCGGCATTCCAAATTGCTTTATTTCTGCCTTCGCTACGAGACATATGATCAAATACATTGTGTAGAATTTCGTGTGCTACTACAAACTCGACTTCTTTAGTGCTTAGTTTTTCAAAAAATTTTCGATTGTAGTATAGATGACGTCCGTCAGTAGCCGCTGTAGGGCACCAATCGCTACCGTCCATAATTTTAAGACGAGTAGCCATATTGCCAAAAAACGGATGACGTAGTAGCAAGCCAACGCGAGCTACAATAATTTTGTCAATTACTGGATCAATGTGTGACATTTTAGTTCCTTCGTTTACTGTATGTATATATTATAACACCTCCCGAAGGAGGTGTCAAATGATATAATTTTTAGATTAACGTTCGTGTTTTTCTGTAGCCTGTGCAATGTACTTGCCAAACTTACCATGGAACTCATCAAAACACTCGATCTCATCTGGATCCAATGGCAACTTGTATTGGCTTAGACTCAATTTAGTGCCCATAACAACCAACTCAGTTTCAAAGTTATTCATCATAAATTCAAAAAAGTGATTGACCTGTTTGTTCCAGTCTTTGGCTTTTTTGTCAGCGGCATCTTTCAGTTCATAACACAAACTAGTAACCAAACTGTATTGAGCAGAGATTTCTTTGGTCTTAATCTCTTTAACTTTACCCTGCAAAATATCTGTAGGATTAGGCATCTTGCTTGATACTTTGCGGTGTGCCATAAACTTAATGCCCAAGCCTTCACCAACGGAACCACTAATCAAATCTGACAGTGTATCTTCTTCGGTATCATCATCCATTAACAATTCGCTAACAAAGCTCCAACTACGAGGTGTAGCAAATGCACGTGAACCAGATTTTGGATCAAAGTCGTACAAGTCCTTTTTAGAGAAAGTTAAATAGCCGACTACATCCTTATGAATACGATTGTCAGTGGCCCATTGTGCCCAGTCATCAAAATCTACTTGCATCTCCAAGTGAACAAACCGGTTGGCCAACGGAGCAGGCATGCGATAAGTTACGCCCTTGTCAGTTTCACGGTTACCAGCTGCCACCATTACAACGTTATCTGGCAACTTATAAGTACCAACACGACGATTTAGAATAAGTTGATAAGCTGCCGCTTGCACACTAGGTGCCGCAGAGTTCATTTCATCCAAGAATAGGATAATTTGATTATGCTCTTTTGCCATTGCATCATCTGGCAATTCGCTAGGAGGAGCCCAAACCATTTTGCTAGTGTTTGAGTCAAAGTATGGAATACCTTTAATATCAGTAGGTTCCCACAAGCTCAAACGAACGTCGATGACATGAGCATCTAACTCGGCACCTAGTTGTTTGATAATATCTGATTTGCCAATGCCCGGAGGTCCCCAAAGAAACAACGGACGTTTATTTTTAAAAGCCTTGCGTAGACCTTTCATAGCACCTTTTGGGCCAACTGTACGAGAAATGATTTCGCTCATAAAATTCCTATCTTGTTAAAAAAATTGCTATCACTGTCCTAGTATTATATGACAATAATTCTATTCTGTCAACAGCTTGTTAGCCAAAAATTTTATTCTTGCGTTTTTAAATTATTGATGGCTTTGATGATGCCAAGTTTTCGTATGTCGTCCGAAAACATAAAAAGTTCAAAACTTTTACGTTCAGAGAATACTGTGATACTTTTATTGGTAAGATAGTATGGACAGTCGATGTATCTGTCCAAAAAGATTATTGTTTGCGGGCTAAGTTCGATTGGTTCGGTAAAAGGAATTTCATATTCTTTTAAATTTAGTTCTCCAACCAAAAATTCATAACCTTGATCAGTAAGACGTAAACCGCCCGAATCTTTTGATCTGTTGTTTTGCCACCACGTTCTAGTATACAGCTTTAGATTGGCAGCATCTGCACTTTTGCCCCATTCTTTTAGAAACATAGTAGTATATGTTTCTTTGCTTATCATTTTATAATTTCGCCCTGTGTTAATTTTACAACTTGAAAGTCTTGACAGCCAAATGTCAAGTTCAATTTCTTAGCAAGATTATGTGCATGACCAGGATTTGAAAAACTTACTTTTTTATATTTAGGTCCAGGATAACTGGTTAAACTGTTAGAACTTTTCAAATTAAATGGCTCGCCTTTATAAAACACCGCCCAAATAGCATCTGCTTCTAAGATCTGCTCGCTCTTATAAGTTTTCTTATTAATATGCTCTAATAATACGTTTGGCTTGGGCCTTGACATATATGCGTCCTTGATAACTACGCATATATTTATCCTTATTTCGTGCCAAATCCACCACCGTCCATGGCAACTGTTATAGTGTCGTTACCACCGGCTTTTAACAATTCTTGAAGCATTACTTCATAATCTTGTGTTAATTTTGCTAGAACTTCTGTTAGTGCAAAGCTGATATTTTTTGCCTGTTTCATATCTAGTCTTATTTCTTTTTGTTGACTAGCATCTGCAATTTTAACTTGTTGTATAAACTGTTGTATGGCAATGGTGTTAATAGGATCATTTGACATTTGATAATACCTGTTTCATTTCTAATTCACTAGTAAATGGACCTTTAAAAGGGTATCTTTCAATGGTGATAAGTTTAGGACAAAAACTCTTTACCCATCCTTTGTCGAATTTAATTATATAGTACCCTGCACAATATAAACTTTTACTTGCAGAACTTTTTGTGAATAATGGTAATTTCTGTCTTACATCAAACATACTATTGTAAGGTGTACAACTAGTAGGAAATCCGTGACATTCATTTATTTCGACTGAAGTAATTTTTGTTTTGATCTTAGGTAAAAAGAAATTTTTGCCAAATTGTTTAGTCAATTCTTCTTTTTTACTGAAGTAAATTTCGCCATCTTTATTACTCAACATAAACTTGTTGTTTTCTTTTTTGTGTAAAGTGGCAATTTTTTCTCCGTTCATTTCAACGATCCAAAATTTACCATCGACTATCGGCTTAGCATATAATTCTGTCATTT